ATGGGAAGGAGGTTGAGAAGGATCTTATAGTGATTGAGTTTCCTCGGCGTGTGAGACCTCATAGAGATATAGTCGGAAAGTTTATGACAAATGAGGATCACGCCCGTTTTAGAACTCTTGGGCAGGTGTGTATGACTTGTTATGATAGTGGTGATAATGTTCATTTAAAACACTATTACACGAATGTTGTGTTTGCTGATGATCGCGCTTTTGTTATGAATGATGGAAAAATGGATATAGCCTATGTGCGTGATTATTTTAAGTACGGAATTCAAACAATGAAGGGCGACTGTGGTGGTGTGCTTGTGTGTTATGATAGAAATTTCAATAGGAAATTGATGGGCATCCATTCAGCGGGTATAGATAATGATTTGTATCAAGGGATTGCCCAGCCCGTCACTCAAGAGGTTATTAAAAAATATTTGGATGGTCTTAGTGTGAAAGATAAATCCGCAACTGTGGCTTTGGATTTCTTTGTCGATAGTCCGTTGGCGACTCAGAATGTTGAGGGTTTCATTGAGTTTGCCCATGATCCACAGGGTCATTGTGAAATGGGAACGATGCAAAATGGAGTCCATATGAACGGGACAACGAGAATTTTTCCGTCCCCCATTTATGGTGTATTGATGGAGCCCAAGACTGCACCAGCTCGTCTAAACAAGTTTGAGTTGGGCGGTGAAATTGTTTCGCCGATGGAGTTAGCAAGGGAGAAAACAAAACCTAAGCCAATTTTTTTATTGGATGACAATTCACTTCGCGCAGCTGTGAATGATGTAGACCAAATGATTCGGCAGCGTGTGTGTGTGGATGACACGTATGTGTTGAGTTGGGAGGAGGCAATTCGAGGAAAGGTTGGTAATCAGTATTACCCGCCTTTGAATCGTCGAACTTCCCCTGGTTATGGATGGCCAAGAGTTGGTGTCGGCAAAACAACTTACTTTGGCGGTGATGAGGATTATATCTTTGATCACCCTGATGTTATTGCAGCACGAGATGTGGCTCTTGCGAGGATGAAACGAGGTGAACGGATGAATGCTGTTTTTGAGGATACTTTGAAGGATGAGCGGCGACCTTTGGCTCGTGTTGCAGCCGGTAAGACACGTTTATTTTCTGCTGGTGAACAGGTGTTTACAGTGCTCTTTCGGCAATATTTTGGTGGCTTCTCTGCACATATGATCAAGAATAAAATTGATTTTGAGTCGTGTGTTGGTGTGAACGAGTATGGTCCAGATTGGGGTCGCGTTGCTCAACGTATTAGAGGAAAGGGAGCAAAGGTTTTTGCTGGCGATTTTAGTAATTATGACTGTACTATGCATCCGGACTTTATGTGGGGTTTTTATGACCTTGCAGATAAATTTTATGCAACATTTGAAAGGAATGGAGATGAAAGCTGGATTCGGTTGATTTTGTTTCTGGAGGTTTTGTTTTCACTGCACATTAACGGTAACCG